GGATCTGGGGTGCAATAATGATCGGCTGGCTGAAACACTGGGGATTGGCCCTGGGGTGCTGTTTCGGTGGTTGGCTGGGCATGTCCTCTTTCGTGAAGCTGTAAAAGCCGGGCGGGAGGCACATGATACCGAGCAGGTGGAACGCACGCTATATCAACGGGCGATGGGTTATGAATACGAGGAAGTCACCCACACCACCACCCACATCAAAGGCCAGCAACTGGACCCCGGGGGACAGCCGGTGATCAACCCCAAGACGGGCAAACCTGTTTTGGTTTATGTCCCGGCGGAAAAGGTCACACGCACCAAACGTCAACAGGCCCCCGATACCACCGCCATGATCTTCTGGTTGAAAAACCGTCAGCCCGCCCGCTGGCGTGATGTCCGGGCGGTTGATGTCCGGGGGGATTTCCGGAACCGCTTTGAAGCTGATATCAATGTGAATGCAATTGACTGGGACCAAATTGGTGAAAGGTTAGGCGTTGAAAAACTCCGCCAGCTCAGGGATCTCATACGGGAAATCGGGCCAGCCGCAACTGAACACCAGCGGCCAGCCCTCCCCGCTCCCCAGCAATCCGCTGCTTGACCTTTTAGAAGGTCAGCCCGTTTCCGGGGAGATGCTGCCCGATGAGGCAGTGGTCCAGCGGTTGTTGGCCCAGGAAAGTCTGCGGGAGTTTGTGGAGCAAGCCTGGCACGTTCTGGAACCAGTCCAACCCTTCGTACCCAACTTTCACATTGACGCCATCTGCGACCACCTACAAGCCGTATACAATGAAGAAATACAGCGACTGTTGATCAACATTCCGCCCCGCCACATGAAATCACTGTCCTGCTCGGTGGGGTTCCCCGCCTGGGCCTGGATTAAGAAACCTCATTTGAAATTCCTGTTCTCATCCTACGCACAAGAGCTCAGCACCCGGGATTCAGTCAAGACCCGGCGGCTGATTCAAAGCCCCTGGTATCAACGCAACTGGGGGGATAAGTTCTGGCTGGTGTTTGATCAGAACCAAAAGACCCGTTTTGAAAATAACCGGACCGGATACCGCCTGGCCACCTCGGTGGGCGGGCTCGGGACCGGGGAAGGTGGCGACATCATTGTGGTCGATGACCCCCACAACGTCAAGGAGGGGGAAAGCGACACCAAACGCAATGATTGTCTATTCTGGTGGGATGAAACGATGAGCAGCCGGTTGAACAATCCGGACCGGGGCGCATACGTCATCATAATGCAACGAGTGCACCAAAAGGATCTGGCCGGGCACGTTATGGAACAAGGCGGCTATGTGCATCTTTGCCTTCCTGGCGAGTATGAAGGAAACAGGGTTCACTATCCTAAAAACATCACTGTGAAAAAGCCTTTTGTTGATCCTCGCTCCCAGGAAGGCGAGTTGCTTTGGCCCGAGCGGTTCACCACTGAAGCCATGACGGATCTGAAAACCCGGTTGGGGTCCTACGGGTATGCAGCCCAGGTTCAACAGCGGCCCGCTCCCCGGGGCGGCGGGTATTTTCAGCGCCAGTGGTTCCCGGTGGTCAATCGGGTCCCCTTCCAGACGGACCACCGGCTGAGGTTCTGGGATCTGGCCGCCACCAAAGAGGAAAGGAAAAAGGCGGCGGACCCCGACTGGACTGCCGGAGTGTTGATGAGCCGGGGTCGCATCGACGGGGTCAACAAATACTGCATTGAAAACGTGGTCCGGTTCCGGGACATACCAGCAGTGGTAGAGCGCAGCGTCAAAAATACAGCCAGCCAGGACGGGCGGCTGACCCGGATAATGATGGAACAGGAGCCCGGAGCAGCTGGCAAAAGCATCATCAGCCATTACCAGCGCAATATCCTACAGGGCTACAACTTCCGGGGTGAACCCTCCACCGGGGCCAAGGAACAGTATGCGGACCTGCTGTCAGCGGCTGCCGAACAGGGGCTGATATTCCTGCTGCGGGGGGAATGGAATGAGGACTTTTTGGCTGAATTGGAAATGTTCCCCAAGGGAACCCATGACGATCAGGTGGACTCCGCCAGCAAAGCCTATTTTTGGCTGGGCGGTGGGATGCGGTCCGCCGGGGCCTGGTAGAATGGAATGACTTTTAAGCGGCAGCGGGTACAACTGCATCATCAGTGGCCACGGGGGGATCATTACTTTGTGGCGCAGTGTGAGATTGCCACTATTGAAGAATTCAGGGACTGGTTCAACCGCATTCAGGGCAAGCACCCCATACCGCTGGGGGCCTGTTGGCTGGTGGTGACAGAAGGGTCCCCGCAATACATGATATGTGAGGATGGCAGATATGACTAATCGATTTCAAAGAGGATCGGCGGCGCAGCCCACCCGGGTCCCCTCCTCCAACGTGGTCCCCCTCCGGGGCCACAACCAACCGGAAGGGGAATTGGGGATGTTGCGGGCTCTGGCCTCCACGCTGATGGGTCGGGCGGCGGCAGCCCAGCGGTTGGGCAAGAGTTTTGGCGGGGAGCGGAACCTGTATGAGGCCCTGGGATACAAGCGCAACCTGACCTTCCAGGACTATTACAGCCGATATGCTCGCCAGGACATTGCCCGGCGGATTGTGGAAGCCCCCGTGGACAGCACCTGGCGCCAGAAGCCTGAAATCAGTCAGGGGGACCCGGAAACGGAAACCCCGTTTGAAAAGGCCGTGGCAGATCTGGTCCAGCAACGCCAGCTGTGGCATTACTTGAAGCGGTTGGATCGGTTGAGCGGCATCGGGGAGTTTGGGGTCATGTTGCTCGGGTTCAACGACGGGGCTGAACTGGACCAGCCCGTTCAATCTGCCACTGAGCTGCTGTATCTGCAACCCCTCCTCCAACATTCCGTACAGATTGAGCGGTATGTGATCGATACGGGTGATGAGCGGTATGCGCTGCCGGAGATGTACAAACTCAAACCCAACACCGATACCATGGACGCCACTCAGCCCCAGCTGGTCCGTACAGATCAGAGGGTTCATTGGACCCGGGTCATACACGTGGCCGAGGGGCTGGAGGAAAATGATGTGTTTGGCACCCCTCGGCTCAAGGCCGTTTTCAACCGGCTTCAGGATCTGGAACTGATCACCGGAGGGTCGGCGGAGATGTTCTGGCGCGGGGCTTTCCCGGGGCTGGGGTTCATGGCCCGGGAGGGGGCCAACTTCGATCCCAACCAGGCCGATGATCTGGAAGATGAAATCACCAGCTACATCCACGGGCTGCGCCGGTACATGAAGCTGAAGGAACTGGACATTGAACAACTGAGCGCCGAGGTGGCGGACCCGTCCAATCATGTGGATATGCTCGTCAGCATCATCAGTTCCGCCACCGGCATCCCCAAGCGAATACTGATGGGATCGGAGCGGGGTGAGCTGGCCAGCACCCAGGACAAGGAAAACTGGGCGGACCGGGTGGAGGAACGGCGCAATGATCACGCCACACCCCGGATCGTGCGCCCGCTGATAGATCGGCTGATGGGGGTGGGGGTATTGCCTGAGGCGGAGGACTATGATGTGATGTGGCCCTCGGTCTACACTCCCAACGAAAAGGATCAGGCCACAGTGGCCAACACCCGCACCCAGGCCCTGACCGCTTACAGCAATGCCCCGGGGGCTGAGATCCTGATGCCGCCCCGTCAGTATTTTGAATTCATACTGGGGTTGGAACCCGAGCAGATAGAACAAATCATGGAAGCCGGGGAACAGGCCGCCGCTGAGGAGGAAGCGGAGATTGCCGAGGAGGAACGCATCAGGGCAGAGCTGGAGGAGGAGTTGGCCCGGGAACGGGAAACGCCACCTGCGCCACCTGCGGTGGAATAAATTGGGCTTTTGGCGGAATGGTCGGAGGGGAAAGCAGATGAGATTGAGAGCAGCAGATGGGATTCTGGAATGCTATCGGGCTGGCTTCCCGGGCCGAGGTGCAAACCCTCCGGGACCAGCTTCAGCAAACCTCCGAGCGGTTGGAGCAGCTGACTGTGGAAGACCGCATTTTGTTTTTGGATGAAAGGATCTGGCGGCTGGAACGGCTGCGGAACCGGACCCGGGACCCGGAGCAGTACCAGCGGTGGGATGAAAAGATAAAACGATGGAAGCAACGACTCAAACAGTTGGAGGAACAATAAAATGTCAGTATCAGACACATTGACCCAGGAGTGGACCGAAAAAAGCCAGATGGAAGATGTTTTCACCGCCAGGGCGCAGTATGAGGGTGCGACCAATCAGCTTGAGGATGCCTATCAACAGGTTGAGGCGATTATTGATGCCGGATCTTTTGACACTGTGCCGAATGATGTGAAAACAGCAATGCTGGAGTGGCGTACAATCATCCAGACCTTTCGCACATCGGTAAACGCAAACGCAGACATTATGGCAATCTTGAACTGGAGGCCGTAATTGGCTTACGATGCCAGAACAGACGCCACTCTGAGCAAGTGGTGGATTACCGGGACGGGATCATCCGTTAATCGTCTATCGGAGGTGATGGACGACAACACGAACGGCCCGTATTACCGGATTGATGGTAATACTTTTAGTGGCCCTGACGGTAACGGCGAGTACACGCTCACTTTAGCTCACGAGCCGGATGAGGTGGAAGACGATGGCACACCGCTGTCAGAGGGCACGGCGGGAAGTCTCAGCGCTGGCGAGTACGATTATAGCGGCGGGACGCTATACGTCAAAGACGATCCGGCAGGGGTGAACATTGACGCTTTTTACTACTGGAACGGTGGCGCGGCTGGCGTTGATTTTATGACTGAAAAGGCAGAGGACGCATTATATAAAATTC